AACCGATAAGGCTACCAAAGAGGCAGCTGAGTACAAGAAACAACTGAAGGCACTTCAGGAACAGCAGAGGACCGGTAACAGCAAGGCTGACGATACCATCGCACAGCTTCAGGCGCAGGTCGCTGAACTGACACGGCAGAACACGATTGCGTCTTATGCGGCGCAGTTCACAGCACTCGGCTACGATGCGGAGCTGGCACAGGCTACGGCGATCGCCACGGCTGACGGAGATGTCGCTACTGTCTTTGAGAATCAGCGCAAGTTCCTTGAACAGCATGACAAAGACACGAAGGCGAGTATCCTCAAGCAGACTCCGAAACCCGGTCAGGGCGGCACAGGAAAGCAGGCCCCGGCCATGACACTCGAAAAGTTCAGGAAGCTCTCCATGCAGGAGCGCATGGCGTTTGCCAATGAGTTTCCTGAGGAATACCAGAAACTCTATCAAAAGTAACGGAGGAATAGACTATGCCTTTTACACCGTCTAAGACTACTTCTCTTACTGGAGTAGATACCCTCAATCAGGGATTTATCTCTAATGAAATTGAAGATACTTATCTTTCTCACCTGGATCTGAATGGATTCTGTACTGTTGACAACAACCTGCAGGGTGTTGCCGGAGATCGCAGAACCATTTACAAGTACACGCCGACCGGAACTGCGGTTGATGTCGCAGAAGGCGTTGGCAACACCGCTTCCATCGCTGTCGGACTGACCGGCGAAGAGTATGTCATCAAGTGCATTCAGGACTGGTTCCAGTACTCTGACGAGGCTATGATGCGTGATCCGATGGCTGTTCAGGCTGGCATTCAGCACATGGGCATCGCCCTGTTCAACAAGGTCAATGCTGATATCTATGCTGAGATGGCGAATGCAACCCTTGGCAACGGTACTGCTGCGGCATTTACATTCGATGCGATGGTTGATGCCGTTTCCGCACTGGATATCAAGGATGCTGCAGGTGAAACCGCACTGGATGCACAGCAGAGATTCGTCCCGACCGTATGGGCAATCGCTGGCAAGGCAGAGGTCGGTAAGATCCGCAAGGCTTGCAAGGACCAGATCGTGTATGTACCGGAACACGCATGGAATCCCGGATACATCGGTGAGGTTGCTGGGGTCACTGTTTATTACAAGCAGAACGCAACCGCTAACACGATTTATGTCGGTACGAACAAGGCTGTCACTGTGTTCAACAAGACCGGCGTACAGACCGAAGTTGCAGCAAGAGCAGGCGGAGCTACTGGCTCTGCAAACACTCGCATGAACGACATCTTCGCACGTAAGTACTACATTGCGGCCCTGACGGATGCGACCCAGATTTACAAGCTGGAGATTTCATAAGCAACCCATAGGAGGGCATCGTAATGATTGATAGTGAAAAGCTCACAATGCTTAAAGCCATGATCGGCCAGACGGATCTTTCTGACGATGCTCTCCTTGTTTACTTAGCTATTGCAGGAGACGAGGTGCTTCGCAGATGTTATCCGTTCGCAGCGGACACGCAGACCTACGAAGTGCCGGAGCGGTATGAGACGATTCAGATTCGTCTTGCCAGAAACGAGATCCTGAAACGTGGTGCTGAAGGTCAGTCCAGTATGTCTGACAACGGTGTCTCCAGGGTATACGAATCCGATGATGTGCTTCTTCGCAGAATCGTGCCGTATGCTCATGTGCCGGGGGTGGTAGCTGATGAGAATGCTTGAGAGAGATAAGAAGGCATTCTGGTACGCAAACTACATCGGCAGGGAGATGCTGACGGAAGGACAGTACCTTACTGGTGAGCGCAGTACGGCTTACGATGAACCGGCGCAGGCTTTCGGAACTTTCTCGGAGAATGTTGGAGCGGCTACGCCCAGAGACTTTGGCACGTACATTGACTACGACTACACGATTCACATGGATCAGGGTGCTTGTCCGTTTGATGAGAATGCTGCCATCTGGCTGGACCGTCCGACTGATCAGGATCCAGATTATAGAGTCCTGAAGATAGCAGAGTTGCCGACCTATACGGCTGTGGCTATCAGGCAGTTGAGGTGATGTCATGCAGGGTACGGCAGCGGTTCTGAGAAGGCTTAGTAATATTCAGACATGCATCGAAGGTATGCCGAACGAGATTGCTGAGTTTTCGAAGATAGCTATTGCGGCTCCGGCACAGTCTGCATATTCCACGGCAGCATATGACGGAACCAACGATGTCACTGTCAGGGTGGAACCGACAGAAAAGGGATGTGACATTATTGCATCCGGTTCAGCTTTATTGTTCATCGAATACGGTACTGGTTATCATTATGCACATGACAATCCAATACAAGACCCTCGGAACGATCCCGGCTCATGGTCGCTTGGACCACAGGGCAAAGGGTTCCTCGGTGGGAAGAAGTTCCTGAAGTATAAAGGCTTTTGGCCGATGCCTGGACTCGGCAAGGGGATGTCATGGGTAGATGGCAACCCATCCGCAAATGTTTTTTACGAAGCAGGAAAATCAGTAGAGCAGGACATTCCGAAACATGCTCAGACTCTTCTGGATAGGGCGTTCAAATGATTGATATCGAGGCGAAAATCTTCACAATCATACACGATGCGGTGATGGCATACGATGATTCCATCTATGTCACATCTGAAGCTGCCATCGCTCCGCTTTCTTTTCCTGCTGTTTATGTCGAGCAGATCGACAACTATACTCCGCCTCAGTACCGTATTTCTTCCCACGAAGAGACATATGCGGCTATGACCTACGATGTTCAGGTTTATAGCAACAAGGCATCTGGCAAGAAGGCGGAAGCTAAATCCATCTTAACGGTGATTGATAATGCTCTTAGGGGCGCAGGACTTCGGCGCACAACGAGCAACTATGTCGATCTGACCGATAATCGTAATAGCTCAGTAAGCAACCGTAATCAATCAATAATCCGTCTGCTCGGAAGGTATGAATGCCTTGCCGATGCTGGCGGTAACATTTACGCACGGAGGTAAGAATATGTACTCCTTAACTGCTGGTACTTTCTTAATGACCGGTGGAGACGCTTCCACCGCATATACCAAACTTGTTAACATCTCCGAATACCCGGATATCGGATCTTCCGTAGACACACAGGATGTGACCACGCTGTCCGATGCCTGCCATAAGTATATCGATGCTCTGCCGGATCCGGGCGGAAGCCTTGAGTTTAACGGTTTCCTGAGTATCGAAGAGTATAACGCTGTTCAGGCACTGGCTGGCGAAGAGCAGAGCTTCGTCATCGCATTCGGCGGACATCCTTCTGCGACCGATTCCACGGTCATGGAGCCGGATACCATCAAGGGCGAGCCGGGTGGCGCACTGACGATCACCGCAGGCTCTGGTTCGACTGTGACCACGTTCCTTGCTGTCAGCTTCAAGGGCAAGATCAGAGTCCGTCTGACTGGCGCAGGCACGGATGCAGCTCGTCCGGTCACCTACACGGTCACTCCGACCACAGGTTTCACGGATCACACTGGCAAGATGCTGTGATCTAAAACATACACATACTCACAGAGGCTTCGGACAACAATGTCCGGGGCCTCAACTACTATAGGGGGATAAGGAAATGGCAAAGACAATCACTTTCACTTTCGAAAAAACTGCTTACACACTGGAGTACACCAGAGAGACAGTTCAGACGCTTGAGCAGAACGGCCTGACTCTTGCAGATGTCCAGAATATGGCTGATAAGCCTCTGACCGGCGCATCCATGCTGTTCCGTGGAGCATTCCTTGCACATCACAGGAAGGCAGCAGGGATCGATTCGCTGATGGATAAGATCTGGAAGTCTATTCCCGATAAGACCAGCTTCATCGCAACTCTGACGGAGATGTACACCGAACCGCTCGATGCGCTTCTTGAGGAGCCGGACGAGAAGGGAAAAACGACCTGGACAGTGAACAACTAAGCCGATCACTGTTCAAGGACCCGGATGAGGAAGAAGAGCCTTTCTCATTCACGAAGGCTTTCAGGGACCAGTTCCCTTACTACATCCATCTTGGTATGACCTACAAGGAATACTGGCAGATGGACTGCGAACTGGTTCGTGCTTATAGGAAGGCTTATGAGTACAAACAGGAGTACGACAACTCTCAGTTGTGGCTTCAAGGTTTGTACATCTACAGAGCGATGGAGGCTCAAAGGCCGGGATGGGCGTTTTATGCAAGCAAGCCTCAGAAGCCTGGTAAGTACCTTGAAAAACCGCTTGCTGTCACGGATGAGATGCGTAAGCAATATGCGCATGAAGAAACCATGAAGATGGCGGAGCAATTCAGGGCGAACTTCTCTGCTCGAAACAAGCGACTGAACACCCACAAAGAGGGTGAGGATAATGGCAACAACGACTGAAGAGTTAAAAATAAATATTACCGTCAATGCCGAAGAGGCGGAGCGGAAGCTTGAGGCTCTCAGGTCGAAGATTACAGAGATTGCTTCTCTGTCTGAGAAGGGTAACTTCCAGCACCTTGGTGACCTTGCCAAGAGCATTAAGACGATGGCAGGCTCGGCGGACAAACTGTCCACCGTTGCCCAGAACCTCAAGGACATCAC